TGCCGTACTTGATAACGATACCGGTATCCCGCCCGACATTCTTTTCAAAGTGCCATTCGTAGTTGTCAAACCACCATTCGGCATTGTAAAGAGACGTAAAGCTGGGATTTTTACTGTCGCGGCCGAAAAGAAGTGACTGTGCGCTGTCGACCTCGGTCGAGTCCCAGTTTACGACGGCAACGTCTGTGATTGACGTAACCATTTGAATGTCAACGGGTTCGGCTAAATCGGCTAAGAATGAGCCCCATAATTGCTGTGGGCTAGCATTTGCGATTGACAGATCAGCAGCCAGTACATTACCAAATAAGTCACCGCCAACATGGGCGGCTAAAACCGTGATTTGTTGCTCTGTATCGCTCCAATCGGTAGAAATAGAATAGATGCGGAACATCTGCTTTTTCCATGCGTCTCCCGCGTCAACCAGTAAAATGCGGTCTTGCTGCAATAATTCGATGGCTCGCTCTGAATATTTGACGATCATGGTTAACTGTGGAGCGTTATCGTACTTAGACTCAACTACACAGCTCAATACACCAGGCACATGACCCATTCCCATTGTGGCTGTGTTGTCCGAGCTATGCTCATAAACAAGTGGATTAGTCAGATCAGTGTCCGCCATCTTGGCATCACCTCCAATGTAATATTTGTAAGCGTTCCGAACGTGTTCTTGCCAGTAGTGAGAACTGGAAACGCATAGTTGTCGAACTGTACCATGCTCGGCTGATAGTTGTTAGCCGCGTCGTAAACTTCTTCAGTGTCTGAATCAACATACAGGTCGCCATTAAGCCCCAGAAAATTATATGTGACGCCGTTCAGCACAAAGCTGCCGTTACCAGTACCCTTAACATGCCATAGTGGCAACGCACTATACAGCCGTGGGTTGTTAATGACCAATCCATCTCTCACTGCCTGGTATTTATCACTGCCAGTCTCATAGGCATAGGGAACAAGAGAGAACGTCACGGAAAAAGAAATTGCAGTCCTTACTTGAACTGCAAACTCTGAAATGGTGGTTGGAACTGCCATGTAGTAATAATCTGGAGAAGCGTCAATAATCAATTTTTTGTAATTCGTTGGATCAGTAGGAAACAGCCACTGACTAACATCACGGGATAACTGAGCCACCTCCAATAATGGGGTAGCTGTCTGCTTTTGAAAGCCAAATACTTGTGAGATGTTGTCATATCTCCCGTTGGGGCTAATAGATGCAGCGGAATAGCCTGGTATTTGCGTCAACGTGGACGAATAATTTGCACCGCCCCACTGATTGTCTCCATAAATCATCGTTAGCCCAAGGCCTTGTGAAGATTCTCCCTGCCATGCAATACCAGCGCTTTGCTCGTTAATCATCACAACCCTCCAGTCCGAGATGCACTCGCAGTAATTTGATGGGAATATGGGCCCAAGGCAGAAGCCAGAGCGCGTAATACTTGATTTGTATTAATCTGCGGCTTACTGTCCGTCTCTGTCATTTTCGGTGTGATCAATGTGATCAAGTATTGGAGTAATACGTTGTTTTTGCCCATTTCATCGAGCAGCTTGTTTTGAGATGCTGCATCTCCCGATGTATTGATCGTATTTTGAGCCACAATACTTTTTGCCATCGTCAACGCCGTTGCATTGGCAGGAATATCCTTGCCCCCTGCATATTGCGGGATTCCCTTAAACATCTTGGCGGTCAAGCCTGCAGGTGTCACTGTTGCATGCTTGTGCAACGGTACAATGACGTTTCGCCCACGAGGGATAAACGATCCAAGCACCGGATCATTGATCCATTCACGGAACACCGGCCCCTTTTGGTCGTTGACAATGGCATTACCACCTACAAAGTCATCGTCACCACCGGCACGTTTATGTTTAGTTTCGGTGATGGTCGTTTTGTGGGTAGTAATATAGATATCAGACACTTTCCGAATTGGAATTTGCTTGATAGTATCCCGAATTCCTGCTGCCTTTGCTTGTGACCCGTGACCATTCAGATTGACATCTGGTTTCCGGTTGGGTATGCCCTTAATCGCTCTGTGAATACCTTCAGCCTTGGATTTCGAATCATGCCCGTTGACGTTAATGTCCGGTTTTCGGTTAGGAACGTTCTTGATCGCATTCGCCACACTGCTAATGGTCTCAATCGAGTCCTTCGGGTCCACCTTAATGGTTACTTTACCGCCAGCTTTGGTCTTGGTGTTTTTAATCTTTGAATCGGCCTGGGCCGTGTTTGCGTCCACGGGGATTGTCGGTTTCGTCTTGGTGAATGGATTAGCTGTACTGGTGATTTTTTGAATTGTGTTATCAAATGGCTGAGTGTCTGCATCCACCGGCTTTTTTGCCGTTGTTTTGCTAAATGCTGCCGCAGAAGTGCTAGCTTGACTAAGGCCTTGGTCAAAATTGGTCTTATCCGCCCCAATTTGTTTCCAAAGCTCTGCAGCAGCAAAATTTTTACCTGATTGTGCTGCATTTTGTAACTCACTCATAAACTGTGAATCATTCATCAGCACTCGTTTTTCGGTATCTGGAAGTTTTTGCCAACTGCCATATTTAATAATTAAATCAGCCAACCCTGCGGTGCCTTTGGTCGTGACAATAGCGTACTGTTCTTTAGCATCGAGCTTTTGCCAAACGCCCATTTTATCTAGTGCGTCAACAAATGACCCAACACCTTTTGTAGTGATCATGGCTTCCTGGTCCTTGATATTCAAGCTGTTCCAAATTCCGGCTTGATATACCGCATCAGCGAGTTCTTTGCCTCCCTTAGCAGAAATAATGGCTTCCTGTTGTTTAAAGGTAAGCGTGTTCCACTTGTTGTTGGTTTCCAATACTTGAACCATTGTGGCATCTGCATTGCTACGAATCATGGCGTACTTATCTGACCACGGCAGGCGCTCCCATCGTCCACTCTCAATTGCAGCAATTCCAATCTCAGCTCGTGCGTTGCTGGAAATCTTTGCATGTTTTGCAGCAAAAACAAGCTTTTTCCATCCGGAATCTGTTTTTGCTGTGTCATCCAGTACCTTTTGTAAATTTGTGTGTACTTCACCAGTTTTCGGATTTAAAACAATCGAGTTCCAAGTATCACCGGCTTTTTTTGCAGTATTAGACATCTTTGAAGCTGTGTCCGCAATGATGTTGAGTGATTGGGTCGTGTCACCAGAAGTAGCTCTGATTGCTTCCTTGACTTGTCCCATTGAAACGCCCATTGTCTTGAACGAACGCTCGATTTGACCGCTACTGTCACCTTCTGCTTTCATAACTTTGTACAAATTGGCAACCATTTGATTAGTTAGTTGAGCATGGTCAGAGTCCAATAATTGGATAGCTGTTGCGTACTTATCGACCGAAATCTTTCCGTTGTCGTACAGATCCTTAATAACTTTCTTTTGCCGGTCGTAGGCTTGATTTTCCTTGTCGAGTCCTTTAGAAAGTGAATCATAAGAATCAAATAGCTGGTCTTTGTTCATCCCTTTAATATCGCCATTAAGGGTTCGTAGTATGGTACGCTTTTTTGCTGAAGACAAATTCAGAGTCTGGACTTCCAGATCATTCATCTTCTTTTGGCTGTTTAAAACGTACTGCGCTTCGTCACTGGTTAAGTTGCGATTTTCTTTGCTGGCTTTAACTCGAATTGTGTTAATGTTCCTGGCAATTTGCTCGGCTTGTTTTGCGGCAGCAGTGTTGGCTTTTTTCTGTTCATTGATACCGCCTTGAAGATCTTGACGTACATCTGAGGGCAAGCTATTTAATGAACTTTGCAGCTGCGCATTTGTGTCTTTTGCAGACTGATGAATAGTTCGATACATATTTGCAAAGGCATCGGAAGCCTGTTTAGCGCTGGACTTAGCGGATGACGAAAACCCGCTCATTGCCTCTGATGCTTCCGCATTGAAATTCTTGAACTTAGTCAATGAATTATCAGCGGTACGCCCCACACTGGTACCCCAGTTATCTGTTTCAACAGAATTCTCGTAAGCCTGTTTGCCCCAAGCTTCCCATGCTACTGCCCCTACAGTGACTGCGCCGGCGAGTGCAACCAATCCAAGGCCTAACGGGGTCATAGCAGTACCCAATGCGCCAGTTTCTCCGGCTGCCACGGTTAGTTTCCCGGCTAACCCACCAAACAGGCCGCCAGATCGTTCAGCGGCACCACCGGTCTTCGTCAAAGTACCAATGACATTACCACCAGCATCGGTTAACTGAGCCATGACATCTTTAGTGGCTGTTGATTTCGCACTCAAGCCGGCTAGTTTTGCGATAAGGCTAACGGAAGATTTACCAATTGCTCCAAATAAGCTGGTAATTCGTCCGCCAACACTCAGCACTGGCCCCAATGCAGCAATTAGTAAACCCCACTTAACAATGGATTGCTGAGTTCTCGAATCCATTTTGCTAAAAGCCGTAACAATGTCGGTTGCTTTCTTTAAAAGAGGTGCAAATGCGGGTAAAAGTTTTTCCCCCACCTCAATTGATAGGACATGAAGTGATTGCTGAAACTTTTTTAGTTTAGCGGCATCAGTGTTATTTAATTGGTCGGCAATCTTTTTGGTTGTTCCAGAGGCGTTTTCGGCTTTCTTGGTATAATCGCGTAGCTTATCACCGCCCGCTCCAATTAGAGCATTCATGCCAGCTTGTGCTTCAGTGCCAAAAGCTAAAGCAACCGCGGATGCACGTTGCTGATCAGTCCATCCTTTTGTGTTTTTCTTAATTTTGTCAATAATTTCTGGAAGAGTTAACGTACCTTTTTTAAAATCTGCTACGGAAACTCCTAGTTCATGAAACCCTTCCATGTTTTGCTTTGAAGGCTTTAAAAGCCTCGTTAAAGCTCCCCGCAATGCAGTACCAGCAACAGAGCCCTCAATGCCCTTATTACTCATGATACCGATTGCTGCAGCAGTTTCTTCCAGAGAAATTCCTGCTGCATGAGCGGAAGGGCCAACATATGTCATCGCATCGCCCATGTCCTTAAACCCAGCAGCTGTAGCATTAGCGATATATGTCAAAGTATCCGTTACACGGCTGGTGTTTTTTAACATGCCATTTGTCGAACTTACTTTGAGACCATACTGCTCTAGGACTGACGTTGAAACATGCATAACATCATTAAAATCGTCACCAGACGCTTTTGCAGCATTAAGAACTGATGGCATCGCGCCTAGTGTTTGTGCTGCAGTATACCCCCGCTTGATCATCTCTGACATACCATCATTTATAGCTGCAGTAGAAACACCATATTCAACAGACCACTTTTTTGAAGCAGAAGCAATCTGATTAAGTTGTGCACGATATTTTTCAGTTACTGCTCCACCATTTGTTAGCAGGGGCCCCATTGCTTGTATTTGTCCATTAAAATCGATTGCTGCTTTTGTTGCATAAGTTAGGCCAGCAACAATAGGCACAGTAATTCCGGTAGTCATCTTGTCGCCAATAGACTTCATACGGTTACCAATAGCGATCTGTGCAGTGCCAAGCTTGTTAATTGCGCCGGTAACACCAGTAGTTTTTACGCTCATTTCAGCTTCGGCTTGAGCAGTACTGATGTATTGCCTGGCAAGTGTGGCCAGCCTAGCTTGTTCACGCTCAAGATTTGAAGCTAGCCGAGCTGATTGAGGGCTTAACTTATCTTTACCGTTCATTGATGCCTGATAAGCTTTGTTGGATTCAGCCACCTCCTTTGCCTGAGCAGCAATGGTCTTTGCCAACCCTCGCTCTTTTGCGGATAAGCCATCAACCTTTTTCCCAAAAGTGTCATAAAAAGAAGACTCAGCCTTCATCTGCGAATCAAAGTACTTGAGTTGAGACTTTGCATTCCTTAAGCCATCACCGAACTTTGAACTGTCCAGACCCAGTTCGATCATCATTTGGCCTAATGGTTCTGACAATTAAATTCCTCCTTTCTACATCGATTTAATGAAGTCAGCCAGAGAAACAGAACCTTTCTCTGAGCTTTCGTCAGATAGCAAAACAGCCTGGAGCGTTTCCCAGTCTGTCTGCATAATGTCATTAATCGTGAATCCCGGTACATTAGACACAATAGAACGAATCATTTTGTATATCTGATTCAGTGCTTCTCGTTTGCCGATTCGTTCGTTTCCACTTTTTTTGGGTCGATCCCGAATAATTGCTGGTTAAAAGTGTTGAACACCCGGTCGAAGTCCCAGGCAGCAATACCATTCAGGATTTTTTCTTTAGTTAGATTTTTTTCTGTAAAGCACGACGCCATGAACTCAGCATTCTTTTCCATCCAGCCCGCTTCGTCCAAATCGGGGAAGTTTTCGGGTGTGAGCTTTAAACCTTCAATCAATTTAGAAGTAGGCACAAATGCCTCTTGAAAATGTTCGATGTTGCCGTTTTTATTACGCAAATCAATTTTTAACACGCTTTTCCCTCCATATACGTACGCCGCCCAGTCTTACTGTACTGTCCTATTTCGATGGCGACGCCTAATCATTATTCTTCGGTTACGGTTACAGATGCTGCAGCAGTCTTATTGCCGTCATGCGTTGTAGCGGTAACAGTAGTAGAACCAGCAGAAACACCAGTTACAACACCATTTGAGCTGACAGTGGCGACTTCTGTACTGCTAGATACATAACTAACAGTCTTGTCCGTTGCATCTTCTGGGCTGACTGTTGCCGTTAACGCTGCGGTTGCTCCAACTTTAACGCTAACTGTTGCCGGTGCCAGAGTTACCCCGGACACCGTTACGGTTTTGGGGTCGCCTTCAACACCTGCGCTTTCAAAGTACTAATAGCGTCTGCATCTGAGCCAATGTACTTAGCCACATACTCACCCTTTTGATCACCTTCATCAGGCGATCCAGCCGCCGTAAATGTGTAGCTGTCTCCATCAGGTGCTTTCTTATCTGCAGGGTCTTGCGTGTTCAGTGTTTCTTTATCCTTTGCAAACTTGCCACGGAAGAAGCCAAGATACGCGCTATCACCAGCTAAATTTTCCGATTCCAAGAGGACAGCACAATACGGTGGATTCGTATCATTGCCAACATAAGTGATGCCGGAATCAACCGTCTTTTGCCCGAGGATAGTTGCTTCTTCTGCCGCGGGCATGTCAATCAGTGTAAAGTCTACGGATACTTCCCCAACGCCCTCTTGAGAAATCCAATATTCAATGTCAGACGCGGCAACTTTTAATGCAGTGCTGGCTAATCCAGAAATTTCGGCAGTAATCGTGCCGCCTTTATTGGGATCGCCTTGAATAATGATTGGATCACCCTTAGGCGTCCCGGTGCCATCAAACGGCTGGATTGTCATGCGTGGAAAATGTACTAAAGTCATAGTTGACTCCCTTCTAATAATCAGCGTCGTAAAGCGCTGTAATCGTGCGATAACGTCGTGCGTCGGCGTATCGTTTTGTGTCACTAAAAAACTCGTCAAGCCCTTCCGATAATTGGAAGAATCCTAACGAGTACATGTGCTTTTTGATTGCTTGTTGTATCTGCTTGCACAGCATGCGATTACCGGATTGCACATCAATCTGGTAAGTTAGCTGCTGCGCTAGTTCTTTATCACTGGCCCCAAAAGCAGCCACCGGAGGCGCCAACGGCTTAATTACGACAAACGTCTCACCATCACCAGCCTCCGGATAGTCGTAATACTTGATTGGATACGGGGATACTGCGGGATCACCGCGAATTTCTGTATAAATTGTGTTCAACATATCTTTCATTTAAGCAACTTCCTCAATTCATTGGCTTCCAGTTCCTTAATTTTTGGCTGCATATTGTCATAAGCAGCACGAATCTTGCCAGAGCCACGTGGCGTATACGTATGCCCATTGCGGGTGTATCCAAACTCATTCAAATGGACCAACCGCCAACGTTGTTTTGAGCCATCACCCGACCAGCCAATGCGGATGTTTCGAACACCGCCACGCAATCGAGCTTTACCAGCCACAACCTCATTGATAGTTGCTCCAGTATCTCGATAACCGGCTACTGCATTTTTGATTTCAACTGCTGCATATCGGCCGGCCGTGTTCAACGCTGAATTAACAAATTGGCTGACACGGCGTTCATTGAATTTTGTGTTGAGCTTATTAATAACCTCTTCGATGCCCTTTGTATCGAGAGTGACAGTCATTGTTTCACCCCCAGAACAAGAGTAACAAACCGATTGTGCTCAAAATCATGGCGGATCTCTTCAATTTGCCACTCAGGCACATCTTGATAACGCACATCGTCAATTTTGGCCGTCATTTTGTTAGTCGGCACGAACTCACCCTTGGTATCACGGATAATTACCGTAACGCCTAAGTCGACATCATGGCCATCCAGCACAACTTTGTCTTTATTGCTTGGCGCGTAAGCGTCGCAAAGGCAATAAAAAACCTCTTTTGGCTTGATGTCGGTTGGCTCCGGGGAATCACCAACAGATTGTGAAAAGAAATGAATTGGAATTCGCAGATTCCCAGCGCTTACCTTGGGCGGTGAGTATTCAAAGGTCGGTCGGTTCGTCATCGCTGGTCTCCTTCCCATATGCTTGTAAACTCAAGCCAATAATCGTTGATAGGAAGTTGTCTTCAAAAAATTCAGCCTGATCATTGTAAACATATCTAGTGCGTTCAATGACAAGCTCTTTGAATTGGTTATTGGTGATGTCAGACACTCCAGTCATGCGATTAACTGCATCGTACGAGACCTGTAGCATGTTTTTAAGCTCAACATCTTCTGATGAGTAGTAAATGCTCATTCGAGCTTTAAATTCCGTCAAAAGAGATTGAATCTGATCATCATTCATCTGGTGTCACCCCCGCAAGTTTCTGTAAATCTGCCTTTAATGCATTGCTTGGGTAACTGATTCCCTTTGAATCGAGGTATGACTTAAGCTGTGCAACGGTGGAGTTGCTGTCTACCCCCGCTTCAACGGGGGATACTATTCCCCCGATCCACCAGCTGCAGCATTCGGATCAGTGATATTCAGTGCATAGACAAGTGCGGCATTACTATCTGCTGGCGCACCATAGAAGAACTGCTTAGCAGTGAACAGGATTGCGTCCTGAATGGCCAACGTTTGGTTAAAGTCAGAGATGTTCAACCCACCAGCCATGTATGCGTCATAACGTCCCTTAACAAAGGCAACAACCTTACCGTCTGGAACATACTGAGATTCAACAATCTGAATGCCGTAGGGCAGTGCATATACCCATTGGCCGTTGACGTTTTGCATCGTCATTGCTCGTTCAAAGTCAAGCGAAGCACCTGGTTGTACAACCAGAATTGTATTTCCACGTGCAACTACAGGCTTGCCGTTTGCCTTCTTGGACAGAGCCTTGATGATGGTCATCAATTCAAGCTTAGCTGTATCAGCGTCCTTGAGAGTCACGGTACCGGCATCGGTCTTAACTGGATAAGTTGTCACACCATTTGCTGTGGCACCCTTTGACGGGTCACGATCAAGCCCAATTGGCTTGCTGTTACCGTCACCATCGACAAAGGCGGACTCAGAGGCTGCCGCAAAAGCTTCGGTAATTTGAGTAGTAACATAGGTACGTACCCAGGATGGCCCAAAGGTGCCCAGATCATTGGGCAGCACAACAAAAGCCGTCAGCTTACTCATTTCTGCTTCCACAGACGTGAATGTAGCATCAAGCTGTCCTTGAATATCACCGAAAATCTTGCCCCACACAGCGGCACCTGTAGCATCAGACTTCCAGATTTTCAACCGTACACCGTTATTCTGCAAACCAATTGCTTGCAGCAGCGGGTGATTAGAGGTCAGATCTTCAAAAATCTTGTCCACAGTTTCTTCTGGAATCAGTTGATCGTTCTTGAATCCAGTGTCTGTAGAAATGTCATTGAAGAATTTGACTTCCTTCTGGGTCATCTTCGTGTCGCCAGTGTTGGCTGCAATAATGCTGTCGATTTCCTCTTGGGTCTTATTCTTCAGCTTCTCTTGGAAGCTATTAAGATCAGTGGACAGTGCGTCCATCATTTCACCGAACGCCTTGCCTTGGGATTCAGCATCGCCACCAGTTTTTACAATGTTGGCAAACGCCTTTTGCTTTTCAGCAAAGGTATTTAGATTTTTAAAATCCATGGTCATACTTTTATGACTCCTTTCGTATTAAAAAAGGAACCCTGCAAATTTGCTTTGCTTAGGTTTCTTCTTGTCGTTGTCGTGCAAATAAGGACTCAACTTTTCAGCGAGCAGTTTAACAATTTCGTCAGAATCAACGTTAACAACTGCGCTTGGCTTCTGATTTTTTAACTTTTGATAATCCTTAAGCGCATCAACGATTTCTTTCGTTAGCATTGTTTTTGGCCCTGCCACCAAAGAGGGCTGCTCATCGAACATGATTTCGTCAACGAACCCAAGCTCTTTAGCCTGTTCAGCTGACATGTAAGTTTCGTCAGTCATCAGTTTAAGCATTTCATCCGGTGTCTTACCTGTTCGAGAAGCATAAAGATTAGCAAATTGCTGGTCTTGCATGCTCAACACGTCTTTGAACTTGTCCATGTCGCCTGTGTTACCAGAAACACCAGAGGCTGATACACGGTGAATCATGAAAGTAGCCGTTGGTGCCATCGCAATCTTATCGGCAGCCAAAGCCACCACGGTGGCTGCCGAAGCAGCTTCACCAATGATTTTTGCAGTAACACTGCCTGAGTAATCTTTAAGCAACGACGCAATGGCGCTCCCAGCCGTTACATAGCCGCCTGGAGAATCAATTTCAATAGTCACATCGGTACCGTCGACCGGTAGTGCGTCACGCACCGCCTGCGGCGAAACCAAATCAAGGTTCCAGCTTTTCATTACCTGGGCCGTTTCATCATCAACCAGCTCCGTGTTAATTGGAATTACCTTCGTCATCATTATCACCTCCCTTCGGTGCTAATCCTGTTGGTATAGCGGGTGTTTGCTGATTTGATAGCCAAATAGCGTCACCACCAGCCAAGGGTTTCAGTCCCTGTGCTTGTCTCCGTTCATTGATCGTTTTTGCATTTAAGTCTTCTGATTCTGGTTGTGGATTATCCGTAATTTTTTGATAGTTCTTGGTCATGTAGTACTCATCTCCACCAGCAACTGGATCATAGCCAAAATGCCCTCGGACTTCATTCCGGCTAAGCGTGCCTACGGCAGTAATCTTGTCAATTGCCTCAGCTTGTTTAAACGGATCGGGCCGGTTTAACCCCCACACCTTAATCTTGTCATTCTGGTAGTTAGCCTGGTTAATGATTTTAGCATTCAGCTCGTCTTCTATTTTTTGGTTAAGTGGAGCAATACAGTAGTCTAAAAATGCCTGCTTGTTCTGATCCACTTCTGCTTGAGCCCCGTGCATTAGTGCTGGCGGAATACCAATGATCTCAGCTACACTATCCACTGCTTCATCACGAAGAGCTTTAATATCATCAAAAGATTGATCAGCACCACTGTATTTGCCAGACACTTCGTCGTACGTCACACCCTTTTGGAGTGGAACAATAGCGATGTCGTTATCACGGAATGAATGAAAAAGTTTATTAATAAACCTCTGGGCAGGGCTTTCTTGTTTAGTTCCATCTGCCTTGTCTTTTGGGGCCTGGCTACCGAGATCAGTTGCCCCTGAAAAGTCAACAATTCCGCGCAGCTGCTTGTTGCGCATGGCAAAGCTGACCATCCGGCCAAATAGCTTTGCATAGTCACTCAGAAGTTGATTGGTGTAGTTAGCCAGCTGATCATTGTTATATTGAAGAAACCAGACATCATCCATTGAAAAACTTCGCTGGAATTGATAATCATTGACTAACACGCCAGAAAAAGTATCAGGGAAGACCGCTTTTACATTGTGTGTATAGCTGTCTGCAATCAGTAAATCCTGTGTGTCATCTTGAATTACAAGCACTTCATTGTCCGTGATCAGCTTAAATACCAGCTCTTGCCAGAATGACGTAGCTGTCTGGTTTGGATTTGGCCGAACATTGAGCTTGTAGTAAACGTCTTTATTGGCAGTTTTGAACTCCGATTGTGATACTGTGCGTGCAAGAAAATTTGCGCACGCATTTATTGCATATTGGCGCAAGTAAATGTCCGTCTGCTCACCACCAATCAAGTCCAAGTCATAGACATAACTGGCATCTTTACGTTGCGTGAACAAATCAAATAGGTTGAAACTCACGTTTTCACCTCCTTTCAGAAGTCAAGGCCATTTAAAAACGCCAGCGATTCACTGACGTCCACATCTGATAATTCATTTGCTCGGTACAACGTATACTCAAAAGCCTTAAAACCGTCTGTCTTGCGACGGGTTTCCTCTTTCTTCTCGTAAGACTTGTTTCCGTTCGCTTTGTTGACCTTAACCAACACATTTTGCGTGTTCCAGCGAAGCATTGGATTGTCTCCCCAAATAAATCTGTGGCGCGGAAACCCATCGTCGATAATCGATGCGAGCAACCCGTCGATCGAAGTAGGGTTTTGAATAATATCTACATCGAAGCCGCCGTCTTCAAACATTTTTCGCATGATCTGGGCTCGGTAATTATCCATGACCACCTTTTTGATGTTGAATCGCTGAGCCATCTGTTGCATCCAATCGAGTGCATGTCTGGGATCCATCAGCGGCTCATCGATGACTTCAACCAGGCCGCTACGTTCCCAGTCGTGCAGAGGAATATTGATTCGCTGATTAGGCGTGGCAATCCGTTCCTTGCGACTGTATGCGTAATATTTGTCACAGAAGCCTTTTCGCGCCCATTGCTTTTCGATGGTCACCAGCTTGTCCTTATAACGAACGGTAACGGCGGCAGCAATGAAATCTCGTACACTGGCGAAATCCACAGCTCCAATCGCTTCTCGGCCATCAATATCTTTAGGGATCGGCTGATTGGTAGCTAGAATCTCTTCCCAGGGCGCCACGTTACTGTTCATCGCCTGACTGGGATAATCCATCCTTTTGGTCAAAAACTCTTCACGGCCGCTTGGCGCTTCCACAAGTGCGTCATAGTCTTTCTTAATCTGCCGGTATAAGGTTTTACCATATGTAGACAATGGCTTGACGATCATTGGCACCGACTTTTCCCACATC